TAATCTTTATTACCATCTCCGATGTTTTGAAGATAGGTACATATGAGTTCGTGGACTGGATAAGATTTAAATTGTAAGTCTGTAATTACTTTTGCAAAAGCAACAAAGTCTGTACGGCACTTAAGCCTAAGAAGCTCTTCTTTGTCTTTTGAAGAAAGGCTGCTGCCCTTCTTTTGCATATCAGCTACAATCTCCTTCTCCTTTTCTAGCTCTTTCTTGTTCATTGTTAATTTGCTGTAGTAAAGAATCAAACTCGCCAGAGTTAAGTTGGTTTGTAGAAAGGGAGTTAATTATGCCTCCGGTTTTGCTTGTGAAATCTTGGTAGATGTAATTGACTGTATCTTCTTCTGGCTGATTTAAATTTAATTTCGCTGATAGCGAGTCGTTAAGCACTTTAGACTCATTATTTCTTGTTGTAAGATCGCTGAATGGGGCATCTAACTTAGGGTCAAGCGTTTCGAGTATTTTTAAAGCCTCTAGAATTGTTTTAATTAAGTTTAAAATTGCTTTTGTTCTAGATTTCTTATAGTAGGCTGGGATTGTTTTAGTATGGGTAAAAGTCTTTGCAAGAGCAGGTGTAATTGTAGCAAGGCCTCTTATTCCATCCTTTTTCTTATCTAACTTCAAGACCATCTTGTAAAGATCTCTAATGGCCTGCGCCTGGGTAGCTGAGTCCGTGGTCACGTTTGTAAGTAACGCTCCCTTCCCCCCAGTTATCAGGTTATCCATGAAATTCTTAGATCCTAATAGCTCAAGATTTTGTATGAGTTCCATCAAACTCATGTTGTTGTCCGCTACTTTAAATACTTTTTCAATCGCCTCCATTGAGTAGATTATCTCAGCGTCGCGGTCTTCTCCCTCAGCACCTCCTTTAAAGGCCGCTTCAAGTTTCCCACTTAAATCGTTAACTCTATCCACAGACTCGATTATGGAAGTAAGGTTAAATGGATTTTTAGGTATGAGTGCTCCTCCTATCCCAGTGGAAACCAACCCTAAGGCTTTTGCTAGAGGGTTATCTAGGTTATTTAAGATATCGTTCCCGGCTAAATACACATTAGAGTTATCTAGAGTAACATTACCGCAAGGATCCAACAGCCTATTCCCGTCGCTATCTACCCCGTGCTCTGTTTTTCTGCACTTAGGACTACATGGGCACGGATCACCGCCCCCACCACCAAACAAACCTCCAAGGGCTCCAAGAGCTCCTCCCCCACCTAATATCGAAGCGAGCGGATTCTTTCCGCCTAGTAACGCGGTGACGGCAGTGAATCCTAAACCTCCTGGTAAGGCCAATGCCAAAGGTCCGCCCAGCCCAGCAGCTCCTAATAAGGAGGAGGCCGTGGTAGGAAGGCCGGGCACTAGTGATGCAAAGGTACCGATATTACTAAAGTCTTGGAAAAGTTTTCCTACTTCGCCAAATGACCCAGAGCCGATCGCGCTTGTGAGTCCTTCAAGATCAACTCCTCCAAAATCTATACCACCTGCTATGCTATTTACAACTTCAGACAAACCTCCGTTTGTTGCTGATTGAAGTATTGCATTGAGGGGAGCTGGAGCGTTTCCTAAATCTAATCCACTAATAGCAAACTTAACTGCTTCGTTTACTGGGAAGGGTATTATGTCGCTGGCGTTAGCGACCGCAGCGTTGAGCCCGCCCAATGGTCCGTCTACCAATGTAGCATTAATTATACTACCTACCTGCGGAGGGAAAGAACCTATTGATTGGTTAGTCGCGCTAGACCCTGTTTTTTGTAAAATGCCTCCAAGATTTCCACCTGCAGAAACAATCTGAGCGATCTCTGGGCCAAGCTTATCAAGAAAGTTTTGAGCCGTTGCCACATCACCACTTCTAAGTATAGCATCAAGGCCGGATATATTTAAATCTTGGCTTTGGAGAAACCCGGCAGCTACCTGCGTTGCTAAATCTACTGGAAGTTGTCCAGTAGCCAAGCCCTCCACGGCGTTAAACGCTTGAGCAATAGCTTCATTTGTAAACCCTGGGACCGCGCCAGAAAGAGCTTGTTCAACCATTCCTCCAGCTAAGTCCATATTTCCTATAATAGGACTCGTAACGGCGGCTGAAGCAAATTCCAACCCCAAATTTAAAAGAGTATTAGGTTTTACAGGGGATTTACCCCGCCCTAATATCTCTGTTTTTGACATCACGGGGTCTTTATCTTCAAACTTAAGCGCGGTTCTTGTGCCGTACTTAACCCACTTCATCTTTCTATCTACCCTAAGGCAAATCGTCATCTCTGAGTTACCGCCATCGTCTGCAATAGATGTCATCCCATGAATTTTTTCTGTGCACTTGGGCAGAGTACCTCTTGCGTTCCATGGCAAAGTACTGGCGCTCACCCAGGCCCAGTCTTTATTCTCGTCTCTGCGACAAACTAGGGTTTTCTGAGGTAAGTCTCTATCTTCAGAGTATTCGATCATCTCGCCCGACAGAGCCTCAGAACATGTCGGTTGTGGCCTTTTTTGGTGAACTACATCGCTCCCCTTTGCGGTTTTGGGGTCGGTTTCTCTTTCAATTATCAAGCCACGAGTTAAGTTCTTCCATTCCCAAACATCTTTATCAGGACCAGTTTGTCTGTTGTTCCTTCTAATACAAACTTTCAGATCTTGGGTGACGTTTCCAGAAAAAATATACGCCCTACCTTCGTTGTTCTTGTTGCATTTAGCACCTGGATCTTCTGTGTTTGTTATATCAGAGACATCTATAGTCGGGATTGTAATAGGTGTCTGGGATATCACCTGATTATACGTTGTGTCGTTAAATAACCCGGCCACCACAGAGTTGTCTGGGCTCCCGCTTATAGCAATTACAATACATTTCGACCCTATATACTGAGTAGATAAAATGCCTCTTCCTACCCCAAGAACAGGGATCCAATCGGACTTAGCATCTACAGAGTCCTCTCCAAAAAGAACCCTGACTCTTCCTAAATTTTCTGGGTCTTCTACATCAGAAATAGTTGCAGGTAGGTTTAAAATCTCGGTATCCAGCCCTCCGGTCCTACTAATAAGGCGAGCAAAGTCCGCATTAAAACCTGCTAGACTAGAGGCTATTTGTGATTCACTCATGTCTCTCCCCTCTTAACTGTGATTGATGATCTGGACCCCTACGTAGCCGTCGTCGACTTCGTTGTTGTTCTCTTGGTTTTTCACATATAGGTCCACACGCGATGCTGTTCTCTGAATCCTAATGTAGCTCGCAACGCTGCTAGCATGATTCATGCCTTGGGCCATGACGTAGTAATCAGTGCTATTTGAGTACGAGCTAGCAAATGTTAATCTATACCTCCCAGAAGACACACGACTTACTGTTACTCCTGGCGAACCTTTAATTGTTGGAGAGGAGCCTAATGTGATCTCAAGTTTTTTATCAGCTTGAGGAGGTAGGATCTGAGTGGTCGAGCCGGATATGGGTAGTTGAGAAGTCGGTGCTGTAAAATTTGCCGAATACCGATCGCTACTAGATATCCTAAGATCATCGTAAACCGCGTCGATGCTCACCGCGCCGTAGTCGTTTAGTCCTCCTAAACGAAACTCGCTGGGGTTCAGGATATCGCTATCGGTTAGGTCAGTGCTGTTACTTTGGCTACCATCCCAGTAAAGCACTATGTCACCACTAACTTTCTCTTTGACAAGAGCTACATGGTGCCATTCCCCTAAGTTTGAATTGCTTCTGCTCAGCATAAAGGTGCCAGGCAGAGTGTTGTGATTGGGGTTATTTGGGTTAAACCAACTAAATCTTATAGTAGTACTATTCTGCCAAACTGTTAGAGCCCAGTTATCCAAAGAGTTGGCGGCGCCATATCCCCCAAAAATAACCATAGGAGTGGATCCATCTCCAACTATGTTACTATTAAAGTAAATCCAAGCCTCCATCGTAAACGCGCCATTGAAATTATAGGGTCTACCTGGGCCATTATCACTTACGTCATATTCTAGATACGCCCCGTTAAGACTCAGAGAGTTATTACCTACTATCGTAGGACTGCCAACAATCTGGACATTTGTATTATTAGATTTAGTCGGAGTTACATTATATTTAACGTCATCGATATTAAGATCAAAAGTCGACCTAATCATCACATCATCCCAGTTAGTATCCGCAGGGATCTGAGTAGGGGCATCTATTAAGAAGAAGGGTCTCCAGTCGGTCCCGTCATAGAAGTAAGGGGCTTGGCCAATAACTTTTATCTCTCTCTCATTACCTGAGCCAGGAGTCGTAGCATTATTTGTGAGCCTAATCGCGTCTCCTTTTAGGTCACCGTCAATGTTAATGTTGCCTATGCCCTCGATATCATTACTATTAAGATCTAAGTTATTTCCTAGTTGAGGAGAGGAGTCATCAACAATATTTATAACGATAGAAGAAAGATCAGGTGGAGTGTATGTAAACTCTCCTGTTCCGTTGTTATAAGAAAGACTAGCAGTAGCACTCGCAGAGGCCGTAGTAACAGACAAGTCGCCTAGTGTAATGAAGGAAGAGAGATCGGGCGGGGTGTATGTAAATGCTCCTGATGTGTTATTATAAGCTAGGCTAGCAGCACCGGCACTTGCTGTTGTTACAGATAGGTCGCCCAGTGCTATGCCCCCGGCGTCTGCCTGGTTAGTCCAAGCAGTACCGCTCCATTTTAGTACCTGCCCAGTACTCGCAGAACTTATAGTTACATTACCTACATCATTTAATGTAGCAACACTGCCAACGCCACCACCAACTCCAGGTACCCAAGAAGTGCCATTCCATTTCAAAACGTCATTAGTACTAGCCCCAGAGGTGTCTACATCACCTAAAGCATTAATGCTCAGAGCTGAAATAGACTGCAAGTATCCTTGGATTGCGTGGTTACCCCAGCCATAGGACGTGTCCCATTGTCCTATCTTTGTGGTTGTAATGTTGCTTGAAGGGTGGGCATTGAAAACAGGGTCAGTTTCTGTAAAGTTGCTCAAGTATCCTGCGCTGGCGTGGTTACCCCAGCCGTAGGCCGCGTCCCAATTAGAAGTGTTTATTCCTGAAACGATACTTCCTCTGACTTCTGAGAACAGAACTTTTTTAGTAGTACCTTCTAAAGAAGAAGTTGTATCACTGGCATCTACAGCTAACAGAATATCGCCATCTGCAATACTTGTTAAACTTGCAAAATCTGTTATTTTCTTTCCTGTCGTGGTCATAACATTAATTATAGAGGATATCTGAGGAGTTTTGAGAAACTAGGTGGTGGTTCCCGTCTAAAGTTTGTATTTTTTTGTTTGTATTAATTATACTTTCATCTATTATTTCGGGGTTAAAAAATGCGTCACCTTGTCTCCATAGGTCCGCTGCAAGAAAAGCGTATTGTACTCTTGAATTTAACTTTGACTCTGTCCAATACTCAGAGATCGATTGAACTGCCCCCCAAGTCTTTCCGTTTCTGTTGTAGTAAAATGGCAACCTAAAAAATATGTTATTAGAGTCTTCTAGAGTTGCAACTGCTGTCTCGCCGGCAATTAACTGGTTTCTAAAAGAAGCAGATCCACTATCAACTCTGTTACCAAGACTATCTAGCTCCTCTGCTCCTACTTGGGCCAAAGTAAATTTTGTCGGCAATAAAGTTGGAGCATTAACTTCATTTCCCCTAAGCCCGCTCTTTACTTTAAACGTTCCGTCAAGATTTTTTTCTACCTCTTCTTTTGTATGGGCCTTTACGTTAAACAAACTAAATAAAAACACAAGGGACAAAATACTACCTTTTGATTCCATCAGACCGTCCCACTCCGCTTTATATGCAGAAAATTTACCTGAGTAGCCTATAGAGGCCAAATCTACGTTAGAAAGATCTGTACTTCCGTCTGTTATTTCCTCTGTAGAACGCCAAGGACTAGAATCAAAAGGACTTAAGTCTAAGACTTCTCCTTTTATAGTCTTATACTCGGTCTCTGCAACGGTTTGACTAAGTTCTTTTTCAAACCACCCAAGTGCGTTTCTAATAAGGGTTCTTTTATATTTTTCGTTCCAATTCACGTTCCAAAAAGGCCTAGTAAGACCCGCGTGCTGTGCTAGCCAGTCTAAGTTTTTAGGACTGCATTCATTAGGATCTAAGTAGGTATAATAGAACGATTCTATCTCATGTTTCTTTTCTCTTAAAAACTCATCGGCACCGGCTAAAATCCATTTGGCAATAGGAGCTCTAGGTAGCCTATCTTCTGGTAATTTGTACCAAGATTCTATGTCTTTTGGGGAATAAAGTTCAGATTTTGTTCTATCTGATAGCACAGGAGACATGCCTAAAGCCCTTCTTTCTTCTTCGTCAAAAATAGTTCTAGGAAGAAACTGATAGGCAATTAATCGGTCGCTAGTTGCAACAACAGTGCCTACTTCTAGCGCAGAAATGGGTATATTAAGTCTTTCGCCCTCATCCGCCACTAATAACATCTGCTCTGATTCTTCAGGGCGATAGCTTAGAGACGCTGATGGTAACCTTAAATAGATGGGGCGAGTATTTTCATCAGAGATAGATCTAATTTTTGATTGCTTTAACCCAGATCTAGTAATCTGAATACAGTTAGTAAAAAGCGACCTAAGTTCTCTAAATACAAAAGATATAAACTGCCTATTTGTCTCGTGCTTTGCAAAACGATTTTCCCATCTTTGGGCCATTATTTCAAAAATTTTTTCTTTCCAAATCTCGTTAATTTTAAAAAGCGTGTCTTCTACCGCAGTGTATACTTCTTCAGACAGATCTGTATCCGCAAGAGAAGAGTACCTGGGCCCAGTTTCGATATGAGATATGTTTTTATACGCTAACTTTAAAACTCTTACAATAAAGTCTTCTTCTGGAGTTATAATGCCGCTTAAAGTCTCTGAGCCATCTAGAGAAAAAGCACTATTAAATATTTTTAAAACATCGTCCGAAAAAATATTTTCTAAATAGTTAGCAGGAGGAAGGAGAATTGTGGTTGCTTTACTGGCGGGCTTGTCTATCTCCAATACAGAGCCATCTAAATTTTTATATCTTCCTCTAATAATTGTTTTTAACTCTACTACCTCTTTACCACCAACAAAATACTCAACAGCAGCCCCGTTATAATTAGACTCAGAGGTGTACTTCCACTTAAAGTTGGAAACTTTCCTAAGCCTTCCTATAAGGCATTTTCCGGGCTTGCAGTTGGTGCTAGTGCCGTCTGTGCAAATTAAGCCTTCTGTCGCGCAATTTTCATTACCTCCTAACAAGTCTCCTGGAACAGAAACGCCGTGAGAGAGTATCTTAAATTCCCCCGTAGCTTCTGCGTTTATTGCTTCTGGCTCTGGAGAGTATACATTGCCAATGCTTTCGTACTCAAAGCCTGAAGAGTTTATCTTTTTAATATCCCTAGAAATAACTTTATTTCTGTTATCATTTAACTCTTTTTTAAAATCAAAATTAATTTCTGCAAGGGTGTGCTCTGCTATTTTAAGTTTTTTCGTTCTAGCAAACTCTATAGTAATCTTTCCAGAAGAAAACCCTCTACGAATAAAGTTTCTATTTTTTTGGTCCCAGATAGATATGTTTTCCATCGTCAAGCTCTAAGGTACTGATCGTAGTCTGTATTCAAAAATGTGTATGTCAGCGGTGATTGGGTGGATACGTCAATAAAGCTTACAGTTGTTTTATAAGTTCTAAAAGATCTGACAGGGTTCGTATTTTTAAAAATTGTTTCTACAGAATTAATTCTTTGCTCCAGCGTATTGATACAAACGTCGTTTACTTCTGTTGATTTAAATGGCAAGTTGCAATTTGCTTCTCCGACGTCGTTTCCTCCTGTTAACTGAAGCAGGTCCATTGATAGAGTTTTTACTCTACTTACAACGTTTAAAGCGTATATGCTATTAAAAATACTCTGATAATTTAGCTCTCCTCCTAATCCAATAGCGCTTGGGGAAATCTCTTCTAGTAGTAGATTATTTATTACGTTTGCAAATGCTCCTATCCCGCCACTAAATTCTTCGCCATCGTATTCTACCACTACTGTAGTTTCTACAGGCGTAATTACAGGAGAAATAAGAGAAACATTAGTACCAATAGGAACTTTTTTTCTTAAGGCTTTTAGCATATTTGACCTAGTAACCTGCTCAAGCGCAGATCCGTCAGAGTCACCTACACAGACCACTACAACTCCAGAGGGTGCTGTTTCTTCTATATCGAATCTTTCTTCGTAGCTTAAAACTTTAATTATAGAAGAGCTAGGTGCTAGAACTCCCACCTCGTCCTCATAATCTTGTGCAGTAATCAGGCCTCTTCTTTTTAACAAAGAAAAAGCTTTTGCCTTCATACTCTCGATAGACTCCAAGTCTTTACCACCTTGGATAGGCGACTCATTTGTTACTCGGTCTAATCCTAAGATATTTACATTTATTTTTTCAATAGAATTAGAGTCCAGGTTGTAAGCCGTACCCCATTTTTCTGCCGTTACCATACCTTTGCCGGAAACTAGAGAGTCTCCTATTCTTACTTCAGACTTTAGTACAAAATTAAGTCTGTTTGCCGTGCTAACAATAGTTCCGGCCGGGATGATTACGGTACGATTAAAATTATTAGTTTTTATAAACGTGACGTCTGTTACAGCTTTTGCGCCAATAGACCTTTGAATACCTAACTGTCTGAGCCATTGAAGAGTATAAGCTTCTGGAAGAGCGTTCAAGTAATAAAGTAATTCGCTTTGTGCGTAAGCCTGCCCCTCCACAAGTGCAGAGAGAGGAGAAGCCGGACTAAAATCATTTAGTTCTCCGCCAGACTCAAGAAAAACTTTGGTCTGCATGTCTCGAACTAAAGCCGGAGTGTTTCTCGGGTCAAGCTGTAGAGGTAAAATTGGTCCGTAGATATCAGCCATTAATTCGTACCAAGGTCAATTGTTGTAAAATCTATATTATAAATAGCCTGTTGTGTAGGAAACACATCAAAATCGTCTGACAAGCTACTAAGCGCAGGAGACCCTAGATAGTTAAGATCTACGTTTTCGTACCCATCTGGATTTAGTAAACTTTCACCTAATAGAGAGACTAGAGGGTATCCTACGTACCCTTGAATTACTGATTTTTTAATAGAGGATCCTTCATTTTTATAGGCTACACCTTTGTAGTAATCTACAGGAGAGATTGTTCCATATACCCTATCTACTCCCCTTGAGTCTTTTGTAGATACGCCTTGCACATCTAACCTTACTAAATTGTCAGGAGGAGCACTTGTAATTTTTGTGTTTGGGTTATTAATAACCAGTACTAAAACACTAGAAACGTCCTCCCCAACGTACCCAAATTTTATAAATTCTTCTTCTATTTTAGAAGATAACGTTATTGAGTCTATTTCTAAATCCGAATTAGCATTAAATCTATATACAGTTTTTTCTACACTATCAGAAAAAATAGTACTAGGAGAAATAGAATATGTTGAGTATTCGTCTATGCTAGACAAAAATATTTCTAATAACGTCGAAGAAAATGTATCAACATCAGATGCATATAAGTCGATAAAATCTGTTATAATCTCTTCAGAGTCGTACTCTGATTGAATTACAGACTTAAATACGTCTAAGACAAAGTTTTTTGTTCCTACAAAATCTAAGAAAACTTGAGAAGGTCTTTGGTTATCTATAGCCCTTGTCTTAGATCCTCTTTTTATCTGATCTGCTACTGTAGGAAAAAGAGAAGAAGACCCGTAGGCTACGGCCGCTAATCCTCCTGTTGTAGAGAAACTGTCAGTGAGAAAATTGCTTTTGGCCACATTTGAAATGTATCAATCTAATATAGCTTTAAACCGTGGAAAGCAGTTTAAAGGAAGTATAGACTAAGTACAATAGAATTGTAAATGAGTCAAGCATCTATTCAAATTCTGACCTCTAACATAACTGGAGAGGAGCCTTTCATCGGGGACCTGGATGAAGGGGAACTTTTTGCCAATAACGCAGACGGCAGAGTCTGGATGGGAGATTCTATTGGATCTCCTATAGAAATAGGCGGAGCTGTTAAAAACAGTCCTATGGGCTCATTACGCCTGGCTAATTATTTGTCAGTTGACGTAAGTAACGCCGAAAATCTGCCTATTTCAAATACTAATCCTTTACTCATACCTCAAGGATTTTATAGAGAAGCGAGAGTTTTAATTACTTTCCCGCAAGATCCCGTGTCAAGTGTAGTCTATTTTGATTACCCCGTAGACTGGGGCACCCGAGACTCCTGGATTTTAAGATCGACAGGAGTTACCTGGGGAGAAGGCCTAGTAGCATTCGACGAAGATGCAAATAATCCTATTGATGCTTATAGAGCAAAAGATAGACAAATGATGGTGGAGCTTAGCTCCTTTGGCCCTAATGATTCCTGGATGGGCAGATTACTCTGGATCAATAATATTTCATAATTTGAACTCCAATGCTTGACAAGATTACGTTCGTTAACGGAACAATCGTTACCAAGGAGTATCTCAATGAGGTACAAAACGGTACAGACTTCTCTGGCGCACCTGCCAGAGATAATTTCTATGCAGCAACAGACGCAGAAAAAGCTTCTTGGGGCATAGCTCAGAGAGACAAACTTAAAGACTACGAGATTGCTAATCCGCGCGAAGAAGGAGAAACAGCAATTGGTAGGCTAGCTCATGATGGAATTATCTTAGGGCATGGTGTAACTGACTTTACTGGCTGGTCAATTGCAGACGCAACTTTCGCCGCTCCAGAGACTGTTCCTGTAAACATCGGCGACGATCAAACCATCACAGTTGACCTAAGTGGAACTCCTGAAAGTTATGCAGTTGTTGTAGAAGCCGGAAAGATTGTCCTTTCAACAGGCACTATTTTTGATTGGCAAAGACAGTTTGTAGGACTGGTTAACACAGGCGGAGACAATTATATCTATGTAGCAGAGAAAGGCGCAGACTTTGATGAGCCTAAAATTGCAATTAGTAACGCGTTCCCTTCTGCGTCTTCAGTACCTCATATTCCTCTTGCAAAAGTCAGTGTTTCTAACGGTCAGATAAACGTAGATGGAGTAGTGGACTACCGCCCCAGTCTATATATAGGTGCACTTAACAACTACTCAACTGGCGTATTAAAAAATACTGAGATCTTTAATGAGTCAAAGACAATTAACTCATGGGATAGAGCTATCCTTGATACCAGAAACGGATCAGTAATTGTCACTCTCCCTGTATCTCCTACAGATAACGACAGAGTTGCTATTGTTGACTTAGAAGGTTCGTTTGATCGTTATCCTGTAGTCCTAAGACCTTCTGACGGCACAAAAATTAACAACTCTGTTGATGACTGGATCATTAACATCCGCGACTCTAACATCGAGCTGTTCTACAACGAATCAACCGCAGAGTGGAGATTTGAAGAAACCCCCGGATCTGAATGTAACCCTAGACTGGGTACCTTCATTAGTTGTGGCGGCAGAGAATTTATCGGAGTTAGAGAGGCAGGTGAATGCCCTGATGGCCAGGCTATTCCTGGCGAGTATCCGAACCCTTCAGAAGGAGTGTATCGTTTTGAAGCAGCTACTACAAAGTGCTATAAAGAAATTAACACAACAGCCGCGATTTATTCAGACGGTGAAGGAGGCCTAATCAAGGTATTTGGCGCGGACAAATGTAAAAAAGTCGGTGCTGGTGGAGTATCTTCTGGGTCTGAAATTGCAAAAAATATAATTTATGTCGACCCAGCCGTGGGCGACGATAGAGTAATTAATAATGGAACAGACTCAAGTAGACCTTTTAGAACTCTTGAAAGAGCAATTTTAGAGGCAGCGAGAGGAAGCAGAAGGACCGAGGGCCTTGATGCTTACGACACCACTGTTATTGAACTAGCACCCGGTGATCACTACATTGATAACTTTCCTGGATTAAATGCAGTTGGCGCGATTTCTTCAGGAGATTCGTACATTAAGCAGGTAACAACTGGCGCTACTTGCTTAAAAGACTGGACAAAAGAATCTCCTTATATCTCTATAACGACAAACAATAACGCTGCAACTCAGCCTCCCGTTGCTTTTTCTTTAGGAAGATCTCTATATACGGCCTCTGGAGCTGTTGGCACTATATACAAAATAGAGAAAGAAAGCATTAACTCTGTTGAGTGGAAAATCTATCTACAATACGTAAATGGATCTTTCTCTCTAGGCGACGAAATCTTTATTAATAGACTTTCTGATGTCAACCCCTCGTCAGGCGGACTAATCGTCCCTAGAGGTATTTCTATCAACGGCGTTGACTTAAGAAAAGTTCGCGTCCGTCCAATGTACGTCCCGGCTTTAACACCAGGGCAAAATACCGCACAAGATAAAAGAACTTATATATTCAAAGTAACGGGTGGTACTTATATATCCCTGCTTACTTTTACAGATAATCAGCAAGTACCAAGAACTCACAACACTGTTACTTGCGTTGGATACGCCTCTGAAGAAGAAATCAAAGGATCTCCTGCTGAAACTTCTTTCTACACTAAGATCTTTTCATTATTTTCTGGCATTGATGGCTGGGGATCTCAAGATGGCATAAGCGAGGTAGGCGCAGAAACCACAATTGTTGCCCCTCTTGCAGCAAATAAAGAAGATAGGTCTCAAGATACTGAGCAAAACTTAACAGGGGTTAAAACTCCTGATATTAATGCCACAGTCCCAGAGTATCCTGGCGGCATCGCTCTTTCTACAATAAACGGAGGAGCGGCAAGTACCTACAAACTTCCAGACGTTAACTCTACAAGATCGTCTTCCCCGTACGTATTTAATTGCTCTGTTAGATCCATATTTGGTCTTAACGGGATGTGGGTAGATGGCTCCAGAGTTTCTGGCTTTAAGTCGATGGTTACAGCGAACTACACGCAAGTTTCGCTACAAACAGATCCAAATTGCTTTGAAACTCCTACAGTAGAATATTATAACGACCCTCCTACTAACAAGCAAACTGGCTCCGGTAAGAGATACAGAGAAAGCACTGCTGATCCTTTCAAGTACCGTCACTGGGGCTTTAGAGCAAGTAGCGATGCTCAAGTTCAGTTAGTTTCTTGCTTTGTTATCGGTAACGCAGATCATTTCATTTCAGAGTCCGGTTCTGACTTATCTATTACGAACTCTTGTTCTGACTTTGGAGATATCTCGCTAAGAGCGCTGGGATACAAACCAGAAGCCTTCTCTCAAGATAATGGCGTCCCCTCCGGTACATACGGCGGAACTAAAATTACTCAGATAATCCCGCCTCTGCCTCTTTCTTATTCTCCTCTTGCTGACGGAAGTAAAGCAACATTAACAGATACATCTATTAACACAGGATTAGTCTTAGACTATCAAAAAACTCTAGATTACGTAGTTGCAGCAAAAACTAGTAGTAATAACGCACCAAGTGTAATTAGGATCTATGTAAAAAATTCTAATAACGCTTCACCATTTACATTAAAGAACGCCCCTAAGGCAAACGACATTGCTTTTGGTCAGTTCTCTTACACGAAAAAAACAGAGAACGGGGAGTATATTTTAGCGGGTGGCAAGAAAAGAACGAACAGGCAGAGAATCTATATATCTGGTTTCGACGAATCAGGTACTTCTATTCAGTACACCGGAAACATCCAAGTTGTCGAGGAAGGCAACTCTGGGTACCAAGAACTAGATGACAGATCTAAAATCTTTATCTGGGACACCTCTAAGTCTGCGTGGTATATCCCTGTTAAAACTGCGGGGATTGTAGAAGAGACTTACAATAAAAATGCAGAAAATAAAGGAGATCTTGATGGCGACGGCTTCCTGCTTAAGAGATTCAACCACGCGTTTAGATTTAAATTAAATCCTGATAGTGGTAGTAATGCCACTTATGCGAACGTAGACTTTATATTTGATAAAGCACCGGTCAAGCTCATAAGAGGAGTTGATGGCAGAACAGACCGCCAAAGGGTCTACAAAGTCTTATTAGAAGGATTTAATAGAGACTTTGGCTTAAGAAAGCCTCAGAGTTACTATATTCTAGAAAAGCAAGTTGGACCTTTCTTGAACGGTGGAACAGAGCTAACATCCGATCCTCTCGCAGTAACTCAAGTAATTTCTTATAAAGACTTTTATAATGTAGAGGAGTCCGAATCCACTAAAGGAAAATATATTTCCTACCTAACTCAGTCTTCTGTTGCCAGAGACGTGTTTACCGGAGACTTTATCCCCACACGTGACGCCGACGAGCCAGAAGCTACCGAAGATCCTGCAAACTCAATCACTCGTACGGCTCTGGTCAAGATGAACAATCGCCCTGGAGTAACTTATGCCATTGACTCAATTGGTCCAGGCGTAAATCCGATTAACATTTTGGTTGATAGCAATTCAACCGTACCCGGTTTCCTAGTTGGTTTGCATAGACCTTCTGTTATTAGAGCTTCTGGCCACACTTGGGAGTGGACAGGGTACCTTAACTATGACACTGCTTTCCCTAAATTCCAAGGTGATCCGCTAGAGCAAGACTTTGCTCTTGGTAAGACAATCGTAGAAGAAACCGGTGGTAGGGTTTATGCTACAGGTATGAACGAAGAAGGTAATTACTACTTAGGCACAACTGTATTCGACCTTCGCTCCGGTGAGCAATTCTCCATCCCTCTAAAGGCAGAAAATGAAGTTGGAAATATATCTAACCAAGTACTTGCTAACGTAATTGTTAAGAACACTTTGTTAATGCAAGATGAGTCTTCGCTGGTGTTTGGAAACGGGACCTCAATTCTATTTGGAGCAGACACAGAACTAAAAGGAACAACTGCAGGTGTACTAAACGCAGAAAACGCTGGAAGCCTCTCTGTATACGCAACTGAGACCACAGCAGGATTTGTTCAACTTGCGTCTGAAGATACAATTAGAGGAGCCTTTAATGAGGGTAGTATAGGTATTGCAGATAAGGTTGCAGTTACAGCAAAAAACCTTGCAACAGAACTACAATTCAGAGAGAGTTCAGCATTGCAAGCCGGGACAGGGGTCTCAATTATTACTTCTGCTGAAGGCATAGAAAGACCCGGTGGCGATCCAAACGACGATTCTGATAATTTCTTTCCTCAGATCGTTTCTATTGGCCAAGATGTATCAACATCTGCAGATGTTACTTTTGCTTCCGTAAAAGCTATCGGTGACGTCATTGCTTATTATGTTGCAGGGTCATCTGACGCTAGACTAAAGAACAATGTTATTTCCTTAGATGGATCTCTGAGCAAAGTAGAGTCTTTACGTGGAGTATCTTTTGAATATAAGCAATATCCTGGAGTACCTAGGATTGGATTTATTGCCCAAGAGGTCAAAGAAGTTATACCAGAGGTTGTAAAAGCTGATAAAGACACAGACATGCTTTCTGTAGCTTATCAAGATTTAGTACCGGTGTTAGTCGAGGCTATTAAGGAGCTCTCTGACAGAGTTAAAAAACTAGAGCAAGGCTGAGGAGGAAATAAACTATGGGCAGCGCCACTATAACCCACGTCTTTAACGACATTGCCAACACCAATATCTCTGGTCCAAGCTCAAGCTCCACAGAAGTTGGTGTACAAGCATTAAACTTAGCGGCCACTGGAGGCGGAAATGGTCGTAGTGAAAAACATTATAGGCTTACTTTTAATATCCCCGGCATAACTATAAGTGATAAAAACTTTGTTTCATTTAGCACAGGAAGCGAGACAGCATCTGACCAACCGCCCGGAATAGCTCCTGACGGCGGAGGACCGGGTGATACAAGCGGACTTTCTTTCAGTAGCTACCACGAATTAGACGGTAACAATCAGGTACGCGTTTGGTTTTCTAACGGTAGTAGTAATTCCTTT